TTGCGAAAGGCACGCGAGTAGAGGTCAGCGCAGAAAGAGTGATGTTGCCAGACGATGTCAGGCCAGTCAATCCAGTCAGAATGCCTGCATCGTTCAAGATGCCAACGGAGTTCTGGATCAACTTGCCCGTGGTGAGGTCAAATCGTGCCAGGGCGTTATCGGTGGCCGATGCCGGGCCAACTACGTCGCCAGCAGCGCCCGCAGTCGATGCCAGCAACGTGACTACCCCGGCGTTGCTCTTATAGTACAACTTGCCGTCAGTGATGTTGATGGCCAACTCACCGTTGACAAGATTTCCAGCAGTGGGAACCGCAGCAGCAGTTGTGCTGAAGTACAGCGAAATGGGCGTAAAATTAGTTTGTGCCATTTTTTATTTCCTTAGAAAGTTCCACCTTCAATGATTGCCCATTCCGGCGCAGATGCACCGGCACGCATGACATATCCTTGGGTTCCCAACGCAAGTTTAGACAAAGTTGTCGTCCCACTGGCATAAAGCGTATCGCCAATTGTGTACGAGGCGATGTTCGTGCCGCCCTGTGCGACAGCAAGTGTGCCAGAGGTCACCTGGGACGCAACAATCGCAATGTTTGTATTGGTGACGAGGGTGAGTTGCCCCTGGGCATTTACAGCAAGCACCGGCACAGCAGAGGCCGAACCATAGGTGTTTGCCGTAACGGCTGTGTTGGTGATGCTGAACTGAGTGCCGGTCAGCGTCAGGCCCGTGCCTGCTGTGTAAGAGCCTACGCCAGCAAACTGAACCCAAGTGATAGGGGTTGTACCTAAAGTACCGCCAGCATTGGAAGTGCAAACCCATCCAGTGTCAGCATATAGGGTTCCCTGCTCGATGAAAGTGAACGCCCCCGGCACTTCTAGCCACGAGTCCATATCCGTTGCACGAGTCCATGCACCCGCCGCAACCAAATATATTCCGTTGTTTTGGCTTAATGTTTGGTCTTTAACCAAACACCTGTCTCCAGCAATCAACGCTACACCGTCAATGGTCTGCGTTCCAGACAGCGTGATGTTTGCCGTTGTTGCCGCTACGCAAGATGCCTTGGGGTCTAACCCTTGAGCTACTGCATCAACATACTGCTTAGGAGCAAGTTCTAACGCGCTTGTTGGGTCTTGGGTAACGGTCACAGTAGTCAACCCGCCCAAGGTAAGACTTGATGCTCCCAAGGCAATTGCGGTAGTGCCAACAGTTACAGACGAGTTGGTCAGGCTTGCGTTTGCAATGTTGGTCAGCGTGTTGGCCCCGCCGCTGATTGACTTGTTGGTCAGGGTCTGCGTGGCCGTGTTGGTCGTGACCGTGGCAGATCCAACGGTGGCGGTGGTCATGTTGAACGCACCACCCGTGACCGTCTTGCCGGTAAAGGTCAGTGCGGTTGGCAACGACAAGACAACATTGGACGTACCCGCAGCATCAATTTCATTGGCCGTGCCTGAAACCGTAAGCACACCGCCAGTCAGGGAGAACTGACGCCATGCACCAGTGGAGTAGCCCTCGTAAACACTGTCCGTGGAGTTGTAGCGGATCTTGCCATCCACGCCAGAGGGTCGCTGTCCCGTCGAGCCAGCGGGGATCTGGATTGCGCCAGTGCCCGGAATGATCGGGTTGTCAGCCAAGCCAATCGTCGGGTTGCCTGCGATGCCAGTGGCGTTGGTCACAACCGTCTGATTGCCCACCGCTGCAATTTGGGTTGCAGAGATTGCACCGGCAGTGGTGATCGTCATCAGGCCGTTGGCGCTCAGGTTAGCCAAATTCAGGACTTGGCCAGCCAAAGTGATTGTTGGATCGCCAGAAACGCCGCTGCCGTTGGCAATCGACAGGCCAACCCCGGAAACGGCTATAGAACGGCCTGTAATGGCCGTAGAAGACGTTTTTACTTGAAACCCAGTGCCAGATGCCACCAGGGACGATAAAGCGCCTGTAGTCGTTACATTAAACACGCCCTGAGCACCACCGTCAGTAATGGTCAGCCCATTGGTTGCGCCAAAGTAGCGGCTGTTGGCCAACTGCGGCGTCTGGGTGACGGTCAGGTAGGTGTAGGGTTGCGACGGAGACGCGGCAATCGCGCCCGTGGTGGTCTGAACCGTTACGCCATTTTGGACAATCGGAACAGACTCAGTGCCAGTGATAGCACCAGCCGCTGGGAGTTGGGTGATGGTTACTTGTGCTGACATTAGGTGCTCGTGTTGTTTGGTGGGTTCGGGGCAATAGTGTCCAAGTTTCCGTTTGAGGTTGGCGTCTGGATGTTGCCTTGTGTCGAAATTTGAACAACGGTAGTGATGCCGCCACTGACCAAATAGTTGTCGCCAGCATTGAGCGGAAGGTCAGGACGAGGAAACCGAATCGTTATCCTTTCGGTTTTGCGGGCAGGCAACCGATAGGGGTCAAGCTGATCTGCGCAGCCCTCGTTGCAGACCCGCAGGCCCGGAAAATTTGGGTCGTTGCGCATCACAGCATGTGGCCGCTTCATCTTACAGCGGTCACAGATCGCAATTGCAATGTCAGAGTAGCCCTCAGTGTCCAGAAAGATGGCCATGGGTCACCTTGTGTAAACGCTGATGTTCGGGGCAAAGTAAATGGGAGATTTGTCGCGCTCTTCCTCTTCGGCCCGACCAAGGTACTTGCTGGCTTGGCCTTCTAGGTACTGCACGCGGGCCATCTCTACGCCAGGAAGCTCAAGGCTCATCCTGTGGGACAGCATCATGATCACGGCCTCGTACCAGCGCTGTGGCACCTCCAACTCGCCGTACAGGTCGCCCACGTCCATGATCTGGCGTGAGTACCAAATGGTCATCTGGTAGAACGCATCTTGTGGAGTGGGCCACAGCACAATCTCGCTTTGGGGGATGGTCCGATTGAACCAAAACTGAAAGGGCTGGTTGGCTGTGAAGTTCTTGTTTGGCAGGTTGGTGTAGTCGTCGCGGTTCAGGCGCGACATGGTGATCTCTGTGCTGTTGTTGCCAAAATACAACTCGCGCAGGCTCAGGGTGGTCCCGCTGTAGGCCCGGATGCGGTAGTAGGGCACGGTTTGGCCATTGGCAATGTCGGTCCAGACCCACTCGTTATCGACCACGGCAATAGATCCAAGATCAACCAAGGTTGCCCAAGTTACGTTATCAAGCGAGTATTCAAGGATGAATGATTTAGTGCCGCTGGAGGCAGGCAGGAACCCAATTGAGCCAATAAAAATTGGGTTGGACGGACCAAAGTTGACAGCAATGTTGCCGTTGGCCGAAGTCTGGGTGCAGACGGTTTCCACGTCGCCGTCATATACGTTTCCAACCGTTCCACCAGCAGAGGACGTGTAGGAGCCGTCAGGGCGGTTCATATAACGGTACAGGGCGTTGAGCACGTCGTTGCCGCCAAGGGGCAGCAGGTACGTTGCTTTGTCTGCTGTAAAGCCGTAGACCTTCTTGCTGATGGCCCAATACTGGATGCCAATGTTGATCAGGTCCGACAGCAGGAAGAAAAGAGACTCACGGGCGCTCAGAACCTGCTCAGAGGTCAATTCCTCGGCCAGCTTGCCACAGCGCCGAGCACCGTGGTCAATCATCGTCTGGACCGTTACAACGGTTGTGCCTGTAGTACCAGAATATGACATGTCAGCACTTCCAACGCGCAAGCGCCGCCGCTTTACGGGTTGGCTTGCCTTTTTCGTCTTTCATCGGCCCCGGCACACCGCTCATACGAGCGCAAAAAGAATCCTTGCGTGCGCCACCTTGAGGCTGAGGTGCTTTTAAATTGCTACCTGTTGCCGCGTTATATTTGGCTCGACCTTTAGCCGTCAACCCTGCCCCCTTAGAAGCAGGCAACTTTTCACCACGACCAATAGCAAGAGAGGGAGTCTTTTTTGCCATAATTAAAACCTGTATTTAGACGTTTTTTGCGCAATCTTTTTGGGTTGCGCTACAAATTGTTTTCCTGCGGCTTTACCGGCACGCTTGGCTTTGGTCGTCGCAGCGTACTCAGCAGGGCTGAGATTTTTGATCGCAGCCTTTGGAAGGTATCGCTCACCAGTTGCAGAAGATTTTTTCCCACTTTTGGTTCCCCAATCTTGTTTGCCCCAATCGCTTAGGGATTTCTGTGGTGCCTTCATGTCAGTCTCGATAGCCGCCGCCAGCGGCCTTGTACTTCTTGGCCACAAGCTGGGCTTTTCTCGCGCTCCACTGCCCAGCGCCAGTGCCCTGCGTGGCGGCAGACTTGACTTGGCTCACGATCCGCTTGCGAAGCTCAGGCTTGGTGTAGTTGCCTGCCGCGTTTACGCTTCCACCGTCAGCCATCTTCTTGTCAGCACGAACAAATTCTTTGCCTACTTTTGTAGGAATGCCAGCCTTCTTGGCGAACGCAGGGTTGTGCGCTACCGCCTCCATCAGACGATGTTGGGCAGGTGACTTGCTGGGCATTATGCGTACCCCTTGACCATCTCCAAAATGCACCAGTAGGTGTCTCCAGAAGAGGCGTCAGCCGTGCTGAATACAATGTCCCCAGTAGAGCCAGCGCCGCTGTTGTTGGTGATGCCGCCGAAGCCAGTCATGTCCAGCGTCTGCGTCGCTCCCGGCGAAGACAGAAAGAACGGCACATCTGTTGTGGCGTCCCAAAACATCCTGACTTCCATGCCGTGGTTGGCAATGTAGATTTTGGTGACTGTCACGTTGTTACACGCAGCGCCTGACGCGCTTGCCGCTAACGCAGAAACATCTACTTTTACAACTGCAGACTCACCAGTGCCGTCACTGATGTTTGTAAATTTCATGATGACCGTGCGCTCACCATCAATAATCGTTTGACTCGTAACTGAATCAGCCATATTTTTCTCCAATTAAAAGCAGGGGCCGAGGCCCCCACTTAGGTTCAGCACTTCACTGATCCACCGCTTTTTTTGGCGGGCGTTACAGTGACTGACTCTTTGGTCTTCGTGACGCTGTCGGCTTTGGGTGCAGAGGAAAACAGGTCTTTGGCCATGCTCTTCACTTTACCCATCACCTTGCCAGGAAAGCCACGAATGGACTTTGCCATGTCCACGTCTTCATCGCTCGGGCCAATTGCCTTGTCGTAGGCACCCTTGGAGAGGTCAACCTTGCCGCCATCATTGAAGGCAACCTTGCCACCCTTTTTGAAAGTGCCAGCAACAAGATTGGTACTTACAGGCTGTGATGGCTTTTTAGCGCCCTGGGGCATCGCGACGGCGCGGCCTGAATTAACAGACCCCCCCGCCGCGAAGGCTTTTTTTGTGGCACCACCTTTTTTGTACATGCTGCCGCCCATCATGGCGTCATCCATCATGCCACCGCCCATCATGCCGTCACCGGCCATGCCGCCGTCCATCATGCCTTTAATCTTGCCGCCTTTTTTGTAGCCGCCAGCATTGGACTTCATGACGCCGCCCGTAGCGCAAGCCATACCGCCTTTTTTCATCTTGCCCTTGCCATCAGCCGCAAAGTCAGGAACCATTTTCCCGCCCTTTTCGACCATGGCCATGCCGCCACTCTTGAAGCCACCAGCATTGCCCAACTTAACGCCGCCAGTTTTGGCAGACGAGTTTTCAGACTTGGCAGTGTCCATCTTGGTGTTGCGGTACTTGCCGCCCTGGCCCTCGGTGTTGATGATGCCGCCCATGGCGTAGCCACCTTGACCGTTGACCACGCCGCCAGTTGCGCAAGCCATGCCACCACTCTTCATGGCAGAATTTTTCATCATTTTGCCGTCAGGCATCATGTGCATTCCACCACCAGCAGCCATTTTGCCGCCGTGCTTGAGCTTCAAATTGGTGCCCTTGCCACCCTTGTGCTCTTGCATGTCGTGCTGCTTGAAAGCCTTCTTGACCATGGCCTTGTCTTGGCCCATGTCAGCCTTGCCGCCTTTTTTCATGCCAGAAGTTGGCATAGGCATAGCGGCTTGCATCTGAGCGGCACCACCCACTGGACCGGCAGGGCCAGCACCAGCGGGCATGCCGCGCATTGCACGGCGGCGCATGGCCAGCGAGGGAGCCATAGGGCTGTTAGCGCCCATCATGCCGCCTCGGGCAGGCATACCCTGGGGCATAGCATTCATGGGAGAACCCATCATGCCTCCACCGGCCTTCTTGACCACCTTGCCGCCTTTTTTGAGCTTTAGCTCAACCGAAGGTTCGGTGGTCTCCATCTTCACCATTGGTTTGAATTGACCCATGTCGCTCTCCTTATGCTTGTGTGACGCCAAGAGCGCCAATACGGGTTGCATTCGGGCCTGCCGCGATTGCTGGCAGGGCTATACCCATCACAAGGCGTTTGATGCCGTCTGCCGCCGAGGAAGGCAGGTAAGTTCCGCGCACATCGCCCGTGGTTGTGGTGGCCGTCAACGTAGCAGCGGCGGCAAAAGTACCGGCGTCTTCTGCGAGGGTGTTGTTCCAGCCTGCACGAGTAATGTACCCAGCATCAGTGATGCGCAATGGAGCACCCAAGATGTCGGTTGTACCCACCGCAACGGTCACCACGCTTGCGCCAGAAGAAGTGACGCTGGCAATTTGGTAGAAAGCTTTTTTGCCGCTGACAGTCGTTGATGCCACCGTTCCTGTTGCAATCACTTCGCTCATGGCTTGACCGTAGTAGTCGTAACCAGAAACAGTGATGTTGACAGAAGTTGGAGTACCAGCGCCTGTGGTTGTGGAAACAGCACGAGGGCAGTCAAGTTGCAAGCCTGTTGCGCCGCCTTGAATCGTGGCCGATGTAACACCAGCACCTGCGGCCAGCGTGAGCGTGGTGGCAGTTGTGATGACAGCAGCAACAATGTTGTTTGTCAACTTTGCCTGTGGTACGGCGTCCCAAACATAAACACGACCCAGCGGGCCGACACCTACGCTCATTGTGGATGGGTTCTGCAACAAGGCGTTACCAGAGCCAATGATTGTGGCGCTTGCTACAGTTTGCGAGGCGCTTACCGTGTAAGTGCCTACGCCGCCAGTACCCGTGCCGAAGGCGCTGATAAAGGTTCCATTGGTGAGTGACGTTGAACTGTCAATGAACATACCCACTGTAATTGGGTCACCAGAAAGCATCGCGGTGACGGTCAATGTAGTGGTGGCAATTGATCCAGTAAACGTCGAAACAGCAGGGTAGGCATCCGCGCCTTGAAAGGTAATTGCGGAACCTAGAAAAAGGTCGTCTGAGAATTGGGGCATGGTCTGCTCCTTGAAAAGTTTGACCAAACATTAAAAAAAAGGGGGAGGGTTTTAACCGTCCCCCTTGTGGCTTTACATGCCGGGCGTGCCGTACATTGCGCGTGGGTCGGTAAACCCAGGAATGTAACGCTCAGTGGCCTTGTAGCGCATGGAGTCGGTCTCAAAATCGCCTTCCATGGTCTTCTCCAGCTTGCGACGCATCATGAGCTTCATGCCCTCGGGAGCGTCGGTCTGCACGAAGAATGCCGTGGGGCTGGTCAAGCGGCTGATCACGGCAGCGCCTTCGTCGAGCAAGCCAATAGACTTGACAGGGTTCAGGTCGTTGTTTGCTGTGCCAGAGCGCAGGACGCTCTTGAGCAGCACTTCGGCCTGGAAGACGTTGCCAGGAGCCACCACCAATTGGCGGGGCACCAGACGGATCTTCTTGCCGTTGTTGTCCACAGCCTGACGAATCTGGATCAACATCTGCTCCAGAGAAGTCTGGGACAGGTTGGCCGCAGTGGTCAACTGGTTGCTGAACGTACCGTTCACAATGGGGTGAGCGGTGTTGATCAGGGACACGCCGTCGCCGCCAGGGAACGCGCTGTTGAAAGCACGGTTCAAGACGTTTGCGCACAGGGTCTCTTTTGTCTCAATAAGAGACTGAGCCAAGTGACGAGCGTAAACCTGACCGATACGGATGTGGTCGCCGTCTTCAACCAGCACTTTGGTCAACGCGAAGGCCAAGCCAAACACGTTGTAAACATAGCGCTGCAAGAAGAGCACACCACCCTGTTGATAGCTGACGGGAGTGCCGTCAGGCAACTGGGGAGCCGCGCCAAAACCGTACAGGACGGGTTCTTCGTGGTAGTTGCGGGGGATACCGTCTTGTTCGCGGAACACACGGCTCCACTCGTCGGTACGTTGGTCATAAACTCCGTCGAAGCACTCGTTGAGGATAGGCTCAACGATGCTTCTAAAGTCCGTACTGCGCATTGGTGCTGCCATTTTGTTGCTCCTTAGATGGCGTTAATGGTAGCAACGAACTGGCTGCGGCTCACTTGAACCTGCACCACAGTAAATGCGTCACCCCAGGCGTTGTCAACGCCGTTAGACAAACCAATGATCCGCAGATCACCGACCGCACCCGAACCCACCAGCGAGGTGGAGATCATGCACTGAGACAAGCCCGTGGTCGTGGAACCAGCGGTGATGCTTGCAAAGTTGGCCTGATCGCCGATGGAGGTTTGAGCCAAGCTACCGTTGGCCTGAATGTCGTACACGATATTCGGGTCAGAGTAGTAGTAAGTCACTTGTGAGCCAGCTTGATAGGCGGTGTTAGCCACCCACTGGTTGCTGACCAAGCGACGGCCAGTCGTATCAGTGAACTCATGGCCAGCAAAAGCACCTTGGTAGGCGCTGCCAGCAGTAGCTGCAATGATGTTTCCAGACGTGTCAAGGGCCACAGGCTGGCCCTTCAAAATTCCCGTGTTGTACGCGGAAGCGATACCGTTTGCAAGCGCCACAGCGCGATCCAGACCCGATGGGTGGAACGAAGGACGCAGGCCGAACGGAGCAGAGGTTGCACTCATAATTAACTCCTTTGTTGAGTCCTCACCCGTGGAATACGGGAGTTTGGACGTTTCGGTTCAAATTGCCAAAGCCTTCGCCTTCAACGCTTCCCAGACTTTTGCCTGAGCTATCGCGGTTCCCTTGAAGCTGCTCAACTTGGACTTGGACCTTGTCCGACTCCTCATTGGGGGCATCATGGTGCATCTGAGTCATGACCTCTTGATAAACCTCCATTGGAAGTTTGTACAAGCGCATCTCGTTGCACGCGATAAAACCTACGTCCTCGCCAGCCTTTACGCGGTAATTGTCGAATCCAGGCAACTCATCCGCTCTCACGGGAACATAGCCTAGTCGCATTCGCTTATCAATACTGTCGTAGCCGTTGGTGGTTGATAACCAGCAAATATGCCATCCCGGAATATCCGGAACCTTTGGCAGCGCACTTTGTGTCCATTCATCGCTCCACATCTTGCGACGTTCCTGCTTTGAAATGAACGCCTCTTCAGGGGCGGCTCGTGATAAATCTTGTGAAGATCGGCTTTCACGGCCACCCGCGTTGAGGGTTTTTTTGAGACGAGAATCCATAATGTTTAGTACCTTTTGTTGCGGGCTTCAATTGCGTATCGTTTGATCATCTTGCTGCGTTTTTCTGGGTCATCCCAAAATCCTGCGTCCTTCATTGCTCTGACCTGTTCAGGGGCCAAAACAAATTGGTTGCCGGAAACGCTGCCGGAAGATTCACGACTCGATCCTGTTACCACACTTCGGGGACTCCTTCTGGAAGGCTCGTCAGTGTTTCGAGTATAACGGTGTGGCAAACGCTTTTGCAAGCGATTGTCAAGCTCATCCCAGTAATCCTGAGTGGATGGGTCCCAGCCCTCAGAAACAAGCCGGTTGTCAATAACCTTGGCAATTTGAGTGTCCTCGTCTCCAGCCTCTGGGTCGTACCAAGAGTTGCGCTCCATCCAGCCGTTGGCCAATCGGACCAACTTGGGATTGGCTGGCGCTGACTCCTGCGTGCCCGCCCTGGCCACCTGCTCTTTGTAGTTGTTCATCGCCTCAAGTTTGCGGCGACTGTCGTACCAGAGTTCCTGAGCCTTTGTAAATGCCGCGCCGTCAGAGTTGTCTGTGGCCTGCTGCATTTTCTGCTGGGCGTAGCGAAGACGATACTCCTCGTCCTCCATGGCTTTTTCGTAGCGGGCCATGTCTGCCCCGTGCGTCTTGCGCTCCAAGACTGCAAGCCGCTCTTGCAGTTCCTGATTCTGACGCTGCATCAAGCCAAGGCGCTGGTCCTTTTCCTCATTGGTGCGCTTGATGTAATCCTTCTTTGCGCGGCGACGGTTGCGTCGGGCTTCACGGACTGCGTCAGTATCGTCAGGGTGGTCTACATCCCCACCATCGTCTTGATTGCTATCAGGCCGATTGGCGTCGTCGGAATGGTCAGCCAGATGGTCTGGCAGATCAACCGTGACGGAGCCGTCCTTTTCCTCAACAACGCTGAGTTCTTCAATTTTGGGATCGCTCATAGGAAGGCCCTCATCTGGAGTGGGTCACCGGTCAGCTTGGCGATCACCTCGTGATCGTTCAGGACCATGAACAAGGCGCTGTCTTCGTTTGCATCCTCGCCGGGGACATGCACTTCCCACCGGTCGCCGCCCCATTTGGGCACGCGGATGTAATCGCCGACCTCACACCAAGATCCTTCCGGCCAGCCCAACATCGTGTCACGATGCTTGAAGGCAAGCGGTCCAATCTCAATGACCTTGGCCACCATGTTTTGCCACTTTTCGGTCTCCTTGGTTTCTTCGACCAAGATAATTCCAGATGCAGTTGTCGTCTTTTTTGTACGGCGGAGTTGTACCAACAATCGTCCACCAAGAGGCTTTGCACCGGGATCTACGCTCGGAAATGCCCAAGCCATCTCAGCTTCGTTAGAAGCTACCGGGTTACTCATTTTCATCTTCCTTCATGAGGTTATTCAAAATGTCGAGGGCCTCCTGTAAGCCCGCGTTGTGACCGACCAGCCGAATGTAAGACTCCCAGTTCGTCGCATTTCCAGCAACAAGGGACGAGGCTATTTCAGCCTGACGAGCCTTAATTCCACCAATCAAATCCGAGAGGGTTCTCATTTTTTCTTCGCTTGTGATAGACCTCCTGACTGCTTGGTTGGGGTCGAACCCTTCATGCTCTGGCCGTCAATTGGAACACCCATTGCCATGCGCTTATGCTGGGGCACATTGATGCTTTTCTGCTCCTGATCACTCGTTGCCATAGTTGACTCCTAGGGTTGGTACAGCCTTGGTTTGCTCGAAATTGAGCTTTGCCGCATCGCGTGTTAAGCGGGCTGTCTCGATGCGTTCTTTCATCTCTTGGTCGCTGGTGGCGATAGCCAACTTCAATTGAAGCTCTTCCATCGCCTCCTGCTGGCTCTGTTGCAGCTTGGCCATGTCCAACTGGATCTTGGCTGCAAGCTCTTTGTCCTTGAGGCCCATCTCTGCCTCGTCGCGCTTGGCACGGCGCTCGGTCTCGGCCATGCTTGTGTCCAGCAGAACCTTGGTGTCCGGCGTCATCTGCGGCTGGGGCTTGAATTGCTGCAAGTTCTGCATCAACTGCTGGATCACCGGCATGATGCCCTTGAGGGTCTGGTCAGCGTCCATCTCAACGTGCTGTGACGCCAGGGCAAACAACTTGTCCACCGCCTTGGGATCGGCCTGCAAGTCGTAGTCTTGCAGCTTTTCGCCCATGGCCTTCTGCACATAGCCCGTCATGCGGTTCAAGTACCAAAGCACGATGTGCTGCTTGATGTGCTCGACCGACTTGGGCAGGTACGCGGGCGCAATCATGGGGTTGCTGCCGAAAATAGGACTCTTGGCGAAGTCCAAGTGGGCTTGGATGTGGCCGAGGTGGTCCTGCTCTGGGTAAGCGAAGGCAGCCTGACCGATGGCCATGGACACGTTCTCGTTGGCTGCGTCCATCTTGACCGGCGCAGGCACGTCGACCATGATTTCGTTGATGCCGGGCACTTTGATCTGCTTCAAAAAGCGGGTGATGACCACTTTCTTGTTGAAAAGCTCAGGGTTGTCCTTCATGATGGCCATAACCGCCTGGGTCTGGGCCATCCGCTGGGTTTCGCTGAAGATGTGCGGGTCGGAAACCGGAATAACGTCCGTTACGCGGGCAAAATCCTCCCGCTTGATCTCCAAATCCTCCACCACCTCGCCGCGCTGCATGTCGTCCAAGTACCAGCGGTTGATTCGGCTCAAAACCTTGAGCACGCGGCCCTGAGACTCGTGCAAACGAGCATGAATGGAGCTGAAAACGGCAGCGCCCTGCTCAATCAGCGCCTGAGTGGTCCCAACTGGGGTGTTGCTGTTGACATCGGCAATCTTTTCCTCGGCGGTGGTCACCACACCCTTGGCGGCGCTCGTCAACCAGCCCAAAAGCTGAAAAAGTACCGGCGACGGAGGATTGAACGGCATGGGCATGGCGATCTTGCGCACGTCATCCACGCCAGGAGCGCCTTCAATCTCCACAACCTGGGTCACTTCGATCTCTTGGGACTGGCCAGAGATCTTGCCGCCCTTGAGCTTCAGGAGCGTTGCAGCATTGTTGATGTGGGCTGAGTCCAGCAAGGCCCGCAAAGCGCCTGTAAGGGCCGCTGAGAGGCCGCCAATCAGTTGTGGCAGGCCAACAGCATATGCCCCACGCCATGGGATGAACTTGAACTCAATCACCCAGTCCAATTTAGTGTAAGTATCGTCGCCTTCTTCCCAATTTCGGTACAGGCCGATCACGTCGGTCGACAGGTCGTCGATCATCAGGATGTACGGGGCCATCTCGCCCTTGGTGACAGGGTCGTCCTCCAGTTCCAGCCATGTGTAGATGTGGTACACCCGGCGAACAGCGTCTTCGTTGTCGTTCTGGGACTTGCCTTCAATCTTGTTCGTGGCCTTTTGCGCCCCAGTCATCTCTGGGTCCATCGTGGCGCGAGACAAAACCGTGTCGCGGTACATGCCAGAGTTCACCCGGCGCTTGTAATCCCAGTCCGAGATGTCTTCAACCTCGGTAAAACGCTCTGCGGTGTAGAAATTTCCCGCCGCAAAGGGCAAAAGCACGTTGTCGATGGGCAAAAATTGAGCGCAAGGACGGCGCTTTTTTTGGTCATACCAGAGCTTGAGGTACTGCGACCCGCCCAAAGGCAACTGGGTCAGCATCTGCTCTTGCTCGTCGCGGAATTCCTCGATCT